CGCTGCGTTTAAGGAACGCCTTGAGAAGGGCGCCATAGCCATCCAAATTTGATTTGGGTAGCTTACTCTTAACGACAAAGGCCTTGACAAGAGGCCTCTGAAGGTCGGAGCACATTCTCTGGGTATCATACCCAAGGAACGAATGACGACCTAGTGCTGGAGATGTTTCAGCGACTCGAGGGAGAGGTATCAATTTCTCCACCAAGCCGTAGAGGTACTCAGCAGACTGCCACATACCAGCCTTGTAAAGCTGGTTTGCGGTGGCTACTGTGGACACTATCTCCTCAGCATGCATCCGTTGTGTAGGGAATAGCTGGCGAACACGCGTTATTGAAACGTCGTGCCCGTCATAGTATTCCTTACCACAAGACTCTCTGAACTTGCCTGTCCAGAAAGACTTGCCACGATTTACCTTGAAGCCGAACAGCTCAAGGGTATCGACAACGGAATCCACATATTCTACAGGGACAATAATATCGTCCCCGTAGACGCGCACCCGGCCCAGGAGTTTCTTTATGAAACCCTTGGTAACCGGACCATCTAGACACTTTTCAATCCCTACGAAGATCACTGTTGCGAAAACAGCAGCCTCCATGGGAAAGCAAAGTGCCGAACCCATCGACGCGAACTTGGCTAGGCGAATAACGCCATGACCAGGCACGTCAGCCTTTCGACTCCTAGCAGCATCAACTCCTCGCATAAAATGCGGGAAGCGACGAAGCAGGCGCCGTACATGCTGATTCGAAACGCGATCGGACGCTTCACTCAAGTCAGTGTAGCGAGTTCACCGTGAAGTGAACCTACCTTAGCCAGTTCCTGATTAGGGATCTGACTAGAGTAATCGATAAGGTTACGAGGGATGTCATGCCCTCGCATAGCCTTCTCGAATATCTCCAATATCCCCTGCTGCACATATTGCATTGCAGTAGGTTCAATGGCGATAATTCGGGGCGTTTTGAGCGTTTTAGGAACGGTGATGACCCTAACAGGTCTCTCCGCTCCGGGTTCGAGGAAGTTAATCCCGTCTGATTCTTCAATATGCTGCGCATATGAAGAGAAGAGGAAGTCTCCGTGAGGAAACACCTCTTCAAGGCGGTCGGTCCACTCAGTCTGATTAAACTTTCGGTTTCCCTTAAGTTTATCAGCGGTGGCGCCGGGCCCGTGTTTGGGTACCGTATTCCCAAGATAGATCTCTCGATCAATCTCGGAAAAGGCATCCGCCCACAGTAGCGATGCTATACGATCGAAGGCTTCGAAGAAGTCTTCATCCTGCTTAGCATCGCTTAGTTTAACTTCCTGCTCACAAGAGAGATAACTCTTGATCGCCTTGTCCACGCGTGCTGGAGAGCACTCGAGGGCAACCTTGCCAAACATCAGCGTTAGCTGGCGTACGGCATGGATGGCGTCAAGAGAATAATCATCTCTTAGATGGCCAGAGCCGCGGTGGAAAACGAGCCCAAGGAAACCTCCGAAAAATCGGGGGAGACCGCCAGTCCGAGCAAAGCCCGGAAACTGGTCGTGGGTTACGAAACCTTGGTCGAGACTTTTTTCGAAGTCTTTACCAAAGTTAGGTAGGGTAATCGTTAAGAACGAAATACCTTCGCTTTCCACACGAGCAAGGACAGTTTCTATGTCCTTGCTGGGGCTAGTGTGACACCAGTCGCCCATTTCATGGGCGACTACTTGAAAGAAATCTGTCAGGCTTTTCAATTTCTGCTCCTAATAGAGTTAGAAATTCCCTAGCCTTACGATTTCACCGAGCCGATGTCCAAGTCAGATTAATGACGAGGACGACGACCTGCGCCACTACCGTTTAGGTAGATGGCGACGAGGATGATCCCGATCGAAATCACTCCAAGAGTGATCGAATCGGTCGGGATCAACTCTCACCACCAAGGAACTTGGTGGCGTTCGCGTCGACGGCGAGCCAGTCGGTCAGCGACTTCAGATCTGCACGCAGATCTTCGATCGTGAAACCGGCCTGAGGCACGTCCGAAACGAAGTAGTGGCTGGAGGTGTAGACGCTGTTAAGCGCCGTCACCGGATCAGCCGCCACCTTGCGACGGTTGACTCGAACAGTTCGGCGAGCGCGCTTGTTCCCGTTAGGGTACGAGTGCGACACGACGAGCTGAGTCGTTCCGTCGGGGACCTGGTAGGTCGCCGACGAGCCGAGGCTCTGAACCCTGGGAAGGGTAAGAGTCGCGGAGCCAACCTTGAGAGCCTGAGGGTCAGTGAACATAAGGCAGAAATTCCTTTCAATGTTACGCAACTATATGCGCAACTATTTAGTTGTTATTTGGTTGTGTGATACCGACGAAAGGAGTCACCTGCTGTTCGCCTAATACTAGCGGAACAGCTTGTTTGGCGCCATGGTTAAACCCAAGGCAGCCAGAATCGACCACTGAGACCCGGTGAAAGAATTCGGGTTTCGGTCGAATCCGTAAGGGTTCGCCCTGATCCTACTCTTTCGAGTAGAGTTATACAGGGCCCGGAGAGGAGCACGAGTTGCGGATGTGAATCCGTAATCGGGCACCTCTAGGATAGTCTCATGAACAGTAGTGTTCATGAGATATCCGTACCGGAGGACGAGCCCATCGCTGGACAGCAACGAGGCATTGTTAATAACAGTGCCGATGTTGAAGTACCAGTCGATGAGCCAGCTGAACGGCGTGAGTTCCCACAGATCACCAGGCGTAAGCCTGATACCGAGCCACTTGTTTGCAAGCTGCTCGTGGTACTTGAATTTGGACCAGATATCACTATCTGGGCCTATCGAGTACTGATACTGTCCCGAAAACCACCAACGATTGGTGATTCGGGTGGAAACCGTGCCTTCCCAACCGCCCAGGTGGGCGTTACCGCCAAGGGTTTGTGATACGGAGCGATAAGCTCCGTGCCACACAGCCTGAGGCGTGTAAAGATTCTTCGTCTTTTTAGTGACAGAAGAATCTGGAGGGAAACCCCGCGAGCG